CCTATATTTTCCGCCTGTACCATTAACGCACTTAAATTTAGGTTTTTGTGCTCCCTCGCCCTCGAGCTGGGGATCATATGATACTGCTGTTGGTTTGAACATATTTTCTACTGCTTTGTTGGTGTTTATGGGTAGGTCCACATTGCTACCCTTGAAGGATTTCCACAAAAATCCTCCAACTGCACCAAGCAATACAATGCCGCGCATTTTCTTTGCGAGACGTTGCACTGCACCCTTGTTATTAAATAGCAGCGCCCATCCTTCCATCATCAACTGTAGTATGATGACCGTTTGGCCACCAGTGGTGATTAGGTTCATAAGGTTAAAGAACGCTGCTTCAGGTTCGTCCTCTCCGGTTAGCATTGCATCAACATCGCCACGAGTAACTTTCTTGCCTTTCGACTGAGTTACCTCTTCAACAATGTCGACACCAACGCCGAACTTATCCAACGCAATGGCACGTAGCACTAATGCGTAAGCATCGTCCTCGGAGTCGAGATTAAATTCACTCATAGCCAACTTGACCAATTCCGGTACTTGTACTCCTCTATTTCCTTGAATAAAAGGGCGTAGCACCTCGTCGGTGATGTTGGGCAACACAATGTCTCCGCGAGATTTGTGTAACTGAGTCATGAGGTTGAATATCCTTGCGGCATCAACATCGGTACAGCTATAATACTCCTGTATTTTCGCGAACTTCATTTTAAGAGGTTCACTGTAGATTTTATCAAACATAGTTAAGAGATCGTCTTCTTCGTAATCAACCACGACAGTGCCGTCTTTGGAGGAGCACTGTATTCCGTGACCAATAATTTCGACTTTGCAAACGTCTCCGTCTGTCCAGCCTGCTTTTTTCTTCTTTGGTCCGGCTTCATTAACTGTTATGTTCGAATCCACATACGATTTTACGTCCCTGATGATTTCCTTGATCGTCGGGTACAACGAGAAAACAGCGCCAGCAACAACCAACCATCCAAATACCTTGTACGTATACAGGGTATCTACGACGGGTGCTTG